CGTTGGTTTTTTAAGGTTAGAAAACCATTGCTTTAATGTTTCTATTGTTGTCATAAATATCTTGTTTTCTAATTAGAATCCTACATATTCAATAAACTGTACTACTCGGTAGGGTGGCATATTGTTGTGAGGCTGGTCGCCACCCGTACCTGCCGAGGTACGCGTCATATCATATCCCTTGTTATCATAGTCTGTTTCTTCTGATCCTATACTGCCCGGTAGATATACAGTCCCCCAGGCCTCTGAATAATATATATCATTGTAATTGTGAGTGTGCATTGGCATTTCGGCTATGGTGAGTTTGTGCGAGCGTTCTCCTCCATATTTTAATAGACCATTCAATTGATAGTCCTGTGAGTCTTCGGGTTTCTTAACATAGTCAGGGTCAAGACCTATTGGCATTCTACCTCGTAAGTTCACGTATTCACGCCAGCCTGCGGGTATTTCATTAGCGGGCTTACCCCATAAGGCAATGAGCCCAATAGGCACGGCTTGCTTTTGTTTTTTGAGTTTTTCTACTTCGTCTTTTAACTCTTTAAGGGCTTTGTTTTCAGCTTTATTTTTGCCTAAATCTTGGAGGTTAGTAACGCGTTGAAAGTCTTCCCAATTGTAGGTCTTCTCAGGAGTAGAGCGACCAAAAGCGGCTGTGCGAATGTTTTCTAAGGGGCGGAGGAAGCCGTCGTCAAAGGTTACTTCGTTAGTTTCCTCTTTGATAAAAACAGTATCGCCTTTAGCTCCGCCAACAAAAGGCAATAATTCTCCATTGATATAGACAGTGCCCGCTGAGATAGTGTTGCCTACTTCCTCACAGCCTGATATAATAGCAAAGTTTCCTGCCAAGCTACCTAAGTGGTTAAATAGGCTGTAGGCGTTTTGCATAAAGGCAAGGAAATTCACATCGAAGGGATATCCTGCCTCGTGTGTTAGGTTTAATTTATTCATATTATTCAATTCTTATAGTCCATCTTTTACCAGCGAGTTTGTAGAAGTTTACAAGAGCTTCGAGTTTATATTTGTCGTATTCTAAATCTCGTGGGAGTACTACTACGAAGTCCACTCCCCCATCAATATAACTGCCTCGTTGGTATAGGAATATTTTACCTAAGTACAGTGGTTTGTTAGCACTGCGGGGGTAGATGTAGATGCGTGCATTCTGTTTGCCATCCTCGATATTAATACCCCTTACCACCTTGTCAAACTCATCATTGAGGGCTTTACGCAGATAACGTACTTGGCTGTTATGTTCCAAGTTATACAAGTCGGATTCGCGGGCTTGTTGAAATTCGTACAGCATTTTATGCAGGGGTGTTGCCAACGCACGTAACCACGCTACCACCTTCGGCTTGCGCAGGAAGGTAGGTGTTAGCAGTACAAGCAGTTTGTCTATATTTAAATTATACATTGCCAACGTAGGTTATATCGTTAAAGTTGTCTATGGTAAAATAGCCTGCGGTGGGTATCTTGCTTATTTCAATAGTTTCAAAAGCTCCGTAGCCTCCACCGCTGGTGATGTTTTTGCTTTGGGCGAGAACTAAGTGCGGTATCTTTACTCCTTCGGCTTGTTGAAGCGCATCAATAAGGTGTGCTAATACGAGTTCACCGTTAAAGGGTAAGCGTTTTAGGTAGCTTATTATAGTCTCTTCTACTGGTTTGGTTGCTTTAGTTATACTTTGCCCATTACTATCGAGCACCAAAGGGTCATAGATGATTTTCATTTGTAGGTGCAACACATCGGGCTGATAGTTCACCACTGATAGGCGTACACCTGCATCTTTTATCTCTTGCAAATACGCCTCAAAGCTCTGCCGTTGGGCATCGGTAATAGGTTGCAAGGTGTCGCCTTGTTCACCTGCTATTTTAACTATAAGCCTACCCTCGTTCTTACTCTCAACCACCGCTGAGTATTTTATAATCTTACTCGCATCTATCTGCTCCTCTGTTAACCATTGATTATTGTATTTATCACTGTCGGGAGCGAGGTAATAACCATACTGAAAGGCAAGAGCTTTACTTCTATACCAGCGTGCAGTATGAGGTTTTAATTCAGTAAGGCGTTTATCAATATCTGTCCTATGTAGGTCAAATAGCTTCTCCAAGCTCCATATAGCTACCGAGATAATATATACCCACAGTCGCCATATAGCTACTTTTGAAGTACTATTGAGGCTTTCCAATGCGGGCTCTTGCGCCTTCTGGGCGTAAATGAGTTGCTGAATATCTTGAATACTTCTTGCCATAAGTTATGTATAAAATTATGCCACAAATTTCCCTTCTGTTACTATAAAATCAAGGTTTATTGCCCATATACTAATACCTTCTTGTCGTTCAAAAACTTGTTCGTCTTCTTTGCTGAAGGCTGTTGCGGGCTGTAGGTTTTTAGAGATGTAGTAGGCTAATATATCTTTGTTAGTGAACGCTTCATCGGATAGTGCTAATGTTTTACCTGCTATTACATCATCAGTGATGTTAAGAGCATTAGCTTCGGCTAACTCAAAGATGCTTTCAATGGTACCCGTGTGTTGCAGAGAGAGGTCAAGTAGGCTTTGATTATGTAGGACTGTTATCTCCATTATCTTGGTTATTTAATTGCCCGTGAGGCTCTTCTTCTAATTCAAAAGTCTTATAGAACTTCTTATTGATTATCTTGAGCAGTACTTTAGCGAAGCGAAAGCCTAAGCTTTCTAAGTTCTCTAAGAGGCTCACTACTAATTGCCATATAATGGCGATGAGCATTACCCAATAGAGCCAGTGAAAGGGGTCGAACTCAAAACCTCCAAGACTTGGAAACTCTACATTAGCCGAGAAGGTATGCAGTATATAGATAGGCACTAAATAGGTTGCTATTTTTAAGAGCATACGCCCAAATTTGCGACTCTCGTGCTTTTCGCCTCGCTTTCGTGAGGCTTGTACCCCCGTTATCCATTCAAAAATGAGCAATACCACATAAGCAGTAAGGAATAAATGGTTGAAACCAAATAAGAAGTGCACGGTGGCAAATAGTAATGATAGTATAACGTCCATTTTGATAAATAGCATTGAAAAGGTGTGACCAAAGGAAGAGTGTAGGAAGTCTTTGCTATCCCTAAATCCAAACCCTTGTAAAATGTAATTGAGTTTTGTCATATTGTAAATTTGTTTTTTTTAGCTTATAGTGCCTTTTCCTGCACTTGTAGTGGCACCCGATTGAGCAGTGGCTGTACCTGCCGTGCTTACGGGTATACCCGCGCCTATTGTTACCTCGCCACTCTTGACGAATGCATCAATAAGGCTTGCCAAGCGTTCGGCATACTCTTCCATTCCTGCTTCTGTTTTGGTAAGCATATCTTGTTGCAGGCGGATAATACCCGCTTTAAGGGCTTGTTTATTTAGTGCCATAGATTAATTATATTGTCCATCAATTAGTAACTTACCGCCCTCTTGTAGGGCTACATCATTAATTTGCATACCATCATACTCCAATTGTTTTTTTACCTCAATAAGCATTTCGGTATAGAGGTCATCGGCAAGCATTTGAGCAATACCCACACCTACTTCGGGGTGCTCTTTCCACTCGCCTTTATCGGTAGTGAGTATAGCCATTTGTTGCTGGTTATCGGAGTAACCTATCTCAAAATCACCATCCGCCGATAGGCGCAAATCATTGTTGTTGTCTATAAGTATATCTTTCATTAGGCTGTTTGCATTTGGTTTACACTGTTCACAATTCTCAAAAGCTCTTCTTTCAGTTGCGCCCCAAAGTTTTCTACACCCTCCCTCACAGAGGATACATATACCTTAGTGTCAGTGCCTAAGTTGCCTATCTGTATGTTGATATGGGTTTGACGTGTTCCTCCCGTTACGATATTGTCTTTAGTTTTAGCTCCTTCACCCGTTGTTGGCGTGGTGGCTTCTCCTGTTATAGGGCTCATTCCTGCTGCAGGACTGCTTTCGGTTTTCATACCCAACTTGCCCATTAGGTCATCTTTTACGCTCGAAATGCTTTTAAACTCTAAAGAATCCCACGCTTTGCCGAAGGCTTCTTTGGCTTTGGCTCCTGCCTCTCTTGCTTTCTTATAGCCCTCTGCTACCGATTTGGCACGTTCTTGCAAGTCGTTTTGTATTTGACTTATCATCGCTTGGTTCTCTTTGCTATCGCCCAAGCCTACTGCTTCTTTAAATTTGTACCACGCCAACTTACAAAGGTCTACTCCTGCCATAAAAGCGTTGATAGCTGTGTTCCAATATGCCTTAAATCCAAGTATAAAAGCCTCCCACAGATACTTCATTCCTTGTACGGTGTTATCCCACGCTTTACCCCAACCGCTTACGCCCACAATGCAATAGGTGATAATAGCAATAAGAGCAATAATACCCGCTATAATCCACGTTATAGGGTTAGCTAAAAAGGCGAGGTTTGTCTTAATGACTGCCCACGTTAGTCTATTTTGCCACGCCGCAGCAATAGCTGTGTAGGTGTTGTGCAATATCAATGCGGTCGTGAATATACCTATAGCACCTGCAATAAGCCAAATAACGGGGTTTCCTTCTTGGAATTTCTGAATAAGCCACCCAATGCCCAAGCCTATGCTTGAAAAGACAGCCGACATAAACTCTACCAAGGGACCAAGTATAGGGCTAATAGCCTCATACACTTTTAGAGCAAGCTCGGTGATAGAGTCCATCATCTTGTTGAACTTACCGCTGAGAGTTTCTCCCGCTTTCTCTGCGCCTTGATAGAAAAGTCCTTGCTTGTCGGTTGCCCATTCAAAGGCTTGTGCCAACTCTTGAGCTGAGATACCTCCTTGACTCATTCGCTCTTTAAGTTGCGCCATACTTTCCCCCGTGCGTTCGCTTATCACCTGTAAGGGGTTGAAGCCCGCGTTTATCATCTGCATTAAGTCCTGCCCTTGTAGCTTGCCTGCCGAAGTAGCCTGCGCAAAAGCAAGCGATAAGCTCTTCATCTTTTGGGCATCACCCATAGCTATATCGCCGATGTTCTTGAGCTTGCCAAATGCAAACTCAGAGGAAAGCCCGAAGGACATCATCGTCTTTTGTGCTTCAATAAGCCCCGCCTTGTCGTAGGGCGTTTTTACGCCATAATCGGAGAGTTGAGCATATAATGCTTTAGCTTTTTCTACATCACCTCTAAGCAGGGTAGTGATATTAGCTTGTTGTAGGTCGGCTTCCATTCCCTTTTTGATACTTCCCCCTATCATAGCTCCCGTCAATATTAGGGGGTTCGTAGCTATCCCGGGCAGACTGTTCAAAGCGTCTGAAAACCAAGTTTTAAGCCTACTTCCATTGAGAGTTTGTAGCTTAGTAACACTGCGCTCTAACTTATTAATCTCACTGTTGTACTTACGAATAGCCGAAAGGCTACCTATAGGCAACAAATCTCGCTCGGCTTTGAGTAAGGCTATTTTCTGTTGCAAAGTATGTACAGACGTGCCCATTTGGGCAAAGCCACGAGAGACTTTTTTCTGTACATTCTCTAATTCGGCAAATTTTTCTAATATTGTATCGTTATTTATGCCAATTTTTTGTAACTTTGCACTGACAAAGTCTTTAAGCGTTAATGTATATTCTAAAATATTTGCCACAATGAAAGTCTTATTAATTTTCTTTAACCTACTTGCCTCTATTGGCTTATTGTTACTTATTAGTGCGGGGTTGTTCTATGGGATTGCTCTCCTTGGTGTGCCTTTCTATGCTACCTATAGGGCTTTTACCGAGAAAGAGCCTACCACTAAAAGGAGATACACCACCACAGCTATTGCAAGTGCAGTTTTCTTTTTCCTTATAGCGATACTTGCCCTTATGCTCTCCAAAGGAGCCGAACAAGCAAGAGAACGTGAAAGACTACAACAAACTACCTATACTACTTGTATTGTTCCGCCTCTTTCTGCCTAAGCCACTCTAATTCTTTCACTCTCATAGCCCACTGGGTATCGGAGAGGGTGTCGGGATTGGCAATGTGCATATAGTAACGCAAGGAAGCGTTAGTGATACGAAGCCAATCCCTTTCCTCTTCAATCTCCGCATCACTTAGAGCTTTTCCAAGGTAGCCTCTTTAATCTGTATAAGGTCGGGCAGTTTGCTACTGGCGGCGAGAAACAGCGTGTCGTCTGTTTTAATCTCCTCATCACCTCCAAGCCAACAGTTATTGAGCACCACTTCGTTAAACTTCAGCGGGTCCTTGGTTGCCAAAGTAGAGGCATAGCTAAGGGTTTGTCGGTCGGGCGTACGCAAATACGCTTTTTTGCCCTCAATATTCAGCACGTAAACATCGCCGTACTTCTGCTTCCATTCTTGTATTTGTTCTTTAGTTACATTCATTTTAAAAATGATTTAAAAGTTATTTAATTGCCTGCGGGTACTACCCGCCCGTGTGGCTCACACTACGACTGACGTTTTACATCCGTAAAGAGGATAGGGAGCTCTACAATCATATTCTTATCACCCTGCTTCATTCCCTTTTTTACTTCGGTAAACTCTACATTCTTGAGAATGTCAGTAACGATTTGTCCGCCGTCCAAAGGCACATAAGCAGCCACAAGGTCAAAGCTAAGGTTTAGAATATCGTTGTCCTTAGCATCGCGCGTCATTGCCTCAAGCTCGCTCTGCCAGATACTTACTTTTCCCTCAAAGCTACGGTTGCCCGCTACGATGCCGTGAGGCTTGCAACCACGCCCATATAGGAGGTCTTTCTCGCGCTTCTCGGTGTACTCCAGCTCCGTAACCCCAATGATGATGCGACCACCAAAGGCGATAGAAAGCTCACACCACGCGTATTGTTTGCTGTTGAATGTTGCCATAATTTACTAATCTGCTAATTTGCTAATTACTCTACCTTAGTGGTAAAGCCAATATTTACTTCTATAAAGTCGGCATAACCTACGGGTAACAGTTTGATACCTATCACCACTTTGCCCGTTTGTAGAACGCGCTGTGTGGGGTCTATATCAATCTTTACTGCTGAAAGCTCACCTTGTGAAACCATTTGGCTTTGCAGGGTGCTCTCTAACTTAGTTTGCCAACTCTTGATAATAGCGGGGTGTATACTGCCGTCTTCAGATAGTAGCACCTCGTCACTGAGCTCCTCTACCAATACCCCATAACTTAGGAGCATTGCCTTGTCCATTACAAGTCCATTGCTAAGGCTTTTAAAGTCGTCAGTGGGCTTGGTAAGGGTATTATCGCCCGAAAAGTAGTAGCCAGAACGCCCTACGAAGGTACGAAAGAAAATATACCCTTTGTCGTCTAAGGCATCCCATTGGTCGGCTTTGCTGTCAATAGTCATGCCGTCAGTGAAGTAAGCCACCAAAGGCAATACACTGCCGTCTTTCACGCGGTGAATTTTTCGTTGTACGGGAATAGCTGTAATCTTTCCTAAGAACAAACCAACTGATGCTTCTTTCTCCTTATCGT